ACCCATATGAAGATAGATAGAGTCAGTATCAGAAGCAATAACATAATCAATATCCTCAGTCTTAAGAACCTTATTCATATACTCATTTAGTTTCCGTTCAATCCAACGAATGGCAACCTGTCCACTAAGAGTAATTGCTTCAGCATTTTCAAGTTTGTAATACCTAAAATACTGATTACCAATCGCACCATAAGCAGAGTTAAGAGAAATCTTCTTTGCCATCTGAATATTATTACAGCGGGCAATCTCTTTGACTAATTCTTTGTTCTTAGTCTTCTCATACTTCTTCTTGGCATCAATCATCTTCTTCTTAAAGATGACTCGCTCATTATACATTTTATCCATCAGTTCAGGAAGAATTCCACGAACATCCTTACGATACATTGCTCCATTTGGGGCAACCGCATAGTCCTTATACATCTCAAATGTAACTTCTCTATTCAAGATCTTATCAACAGAAGCAGTGGGGCACCTCTCATCAATCAAAGTTTCTGGACTGATGTTTGATTGCATAATCAAGTGAGGATATAGAGAGTTAAGGTCAAAGTTAACAATCCAATCATACACACCAGGAACTGGTTCTTTTACATAAGCACCAGCATACTTTTCATTCTTCTCAGTCTTATCCTTTGGGGGAATAACAATATCCCTCTTCTTAAGATAATTGTAGATAATGTTGTCCCACATCCGAACCTGATAGAAAATATCAGAGAAATTAACTTTGGCATCATATGCCATCGTCAAAGCAAGTTCAATCAGTTTCATCTTGTCTTCCAAACGGTCAACAAGTTCTACGTCAACGATGTTGTATTCTACAAACTTTTGCCAACCCTTAGTGTAGAAGTCCTTGAAGGTGTCAAACTCAGAGTGATCAAGTTTTTTCTGACCAAGTTCTACATTTGCAATATGGTCAAGGCGATAAGACTCTTGAGCAGAATAAGTGAACTTCTTATACAGATCAAGATAATCTAGTTGCGTAATGCCACCAATATCATAACAGATTTGATTTCTGTTATTTACAAAGACCTCATTTTGAGTAATTAATCCCCAAGGAGAAAAACTCTTCATTTTCTTCTCACCAATAACTTTGGCAAGGCGACCACAGATATATGGAATATCATAGAACTGAATGTTCCATCCAGTCACAACCTCAGGGATATGAGTGTCCCAGTAATACAGAAACTTATTCAGAAGGTCATATTCACTATCACAAAGAATATAGCGAACATCATCACGAGCGTTCCTGAAGGGGCGGGTTCCCCAGGTCATAATCTGTTTCGTTGTATAGTCCTGAATTGTAATCAGGAGGATCTCTTCGTCACAGTTTTTGGGGTCAGGAAACCCATTTTCAGATGCCACCTCAATATCCAAGGTGACAAGTTTGACTTTAGAAATGTCAAACTTGATTTCTTCTTCGGGATACTTATCGGAAATATATTGATAGACATACCTATCATTACCGTAGATTTTAAATCCATCTACGTTATCGTATTTCTTATAAAAGTCTCGACATTCCCTCACAGAACCAGGTTGAATAGGTTCTACATATTCACCCTCAAGAGTCTTATACTTTGATTCTTTTTTTGATTTTACAAACAGAGTAGGAGAATACTCCTCCTTGAACATAACGTGCTCACCATTATCATATCCACGAACCAAAAACTGGTTCCCAATCATTTGAACGTTTGTATAAAATCGCATTATTTAGTAAGATCTTGGTATTTTTCTAAGAGCGTTGGTTTTGGATCAGTAATAGTTAAGATTTTATCAGAGTGGATCATATAAGTATCTTCACTCGTAAAATCAGAAATCCAAGGGGACAACGTTTTGGTTGATTGATTTACAATATGTGGTTTAACTAACTTACAGTCAGGTTCACCAAGTTCAGATGGAACTTCATCAATCTGTGAGACCAAGATCTGGTTGTTCATCAGCAGTATCAGTTTGATTGGATGTGTCATTTTCTAGTACCTGGTTTTTATACATTTCAGTCAATTTGTCAATTGGTTCCACAATAGTTACAACCCAATCCGAAGGAACTGGAATAGTTGAATCTTTAGAAATAGGAATCCAAGGAAATAATGCTACCTGAAAAGATCTATCTTCAGATTCCATAATCTCTTGAGGATTTCTCATCCTGATTGTACAGGGTCTGTGGAAAAAATACCCAACAACTCTTTGAGTATCTTCGGTCTCCCCAACAACCATTTCTTTTACATCTGCGATAATATCTTCACCAGACTTCAAGAGTGCCAATTTTATAGTCATAATTTCTCTTATACCTCTCTGTTATTTTAGCAAAAAAATGGGGGAGTGTCAACTGGATTTTGCCAGTTGCTCCCCTGCGGCAACAATATTCAGTTATATTTATAGATAATCCTTTCTCTTGTGGTGATCTGGAACAATCTTACCGAGAGTAACAGTCAATAACCCATCCTCAAATTCAACTGATCTAACTTCCGTTTCATCTGAGAGGGTCCAAGCTCTGGTGAAAGATCGTTGAGCCAATCCTTTGTGGACATACTTGGTGTCTGTTTCTTTGTCTTCTTTTTGTCCTTCAACAAAAAGTTTTCCGTCTTGGGTGTAGACATAAACTTCTCCTTTCTTAAATCCAGCAAGAGCAATTTCTAATTTAGACTCTACGTTACTCACCTGAACAAGATTATATGGAGGGTAATTGGAAGTTGTTTCGTGCAATTTAAATACACGATCAAAATATTCATCCATTCCAATAGTGTTGCGATTAATCCTCTCCAATAAGGCAGGAAGATCCGCAGATGTAAACCTAGAAGTTGCAAGGTTAGTCATTATGGTAGCTCCTTTGTAAGCGAGTTTGTGTTGTGTGGACCCTTACGGCATCCACTACTAATTATACAAGAAACATAAAAAAAGGGAGTGTTGAACTCCCCACCTTTTTATTCGGTTTCCTGGGTCTTACCCTTTTTACCAATATTATACTTTTGCTCCAAAATCCAATCCCCCTTATCTTTGTAAGCGAGAACTTTGATTTGGTTGAGAGGAGCAATATCTGCGATTGAGTCTTGATTAACTACGGTAATCAGTCCCCAATCAGATAGGAGACGAGTAATTCTGTTACGACGCTGAACATCATTTACTGTGAGGTTCGCGTGTTTTCCATCAAGAGCAAAGAGTTCCTTAAAGTGGACAACGTAATATCTACCCTGCTTATGAAGAATATGGCAACTCTGATAGAGTTTTTTCTCTTTTCTAGAAGCAACTCCAATGCGAGTCAGAGTTTCTCTTACTTTTAAGAAGTCATCTGGTTCATTTAAGATAACTTCCACCATCATATTTGGTGTCCAATTTACCTGAGGCTCAATCGTTACAGTCATTTTGTTCCACCTTTTTCAAGTCGTTTTTTGATAAAATCAAGTTGTTCTTTATTTAGGAGTTTTAAAACTTGAGATGCCTTTTCATTACTATAACCATAGTAATGCTTGACGCATTCAAGGTCTTGAACTTTATCTTTACGGAGCCAAGGTGAAAATCTTTTCCTCTTCCTTAAAGCATTCAGATAAAAAGTATACTGCATATCTTTATCCAATTGATGATTCATATTCATCTCATTGGCAAACAGAATACAATCAATATGCCCAGATAAGCATTTATTAATGATATAAGGTGAATATTCTTTCACAACTGATGAATCTTCCATCAGATTTTCTTTGGTTGAATTAATAGAATTAAGCCAATCCTTCAGTTCGTAAGTCATAATTAAATAATAAAAGTTCTTTTCTTTTTTTCTGTTCGCGCATATATTCACCAACGGAACGCATCGTATAAGTTAGATCAAACTCTGCTGCCTTCCATTCTTGATCAGTAAATCTATCTTTGACTAATTGATCAGAATTATAACTGATTAACATATCCATATCATTAACACCACAACGAGCAGAAAACAAATCGTGATCAAATCCTTTATGCATTGATCCCTTGTTTCCATAGAGATTATCCTTAATATCATAAGGAGGGTCAAGATACATAAACACACTTTTGTTACTGTCCATTAAAGCATC